CAATGTTCCAATCTCAAGATTAGAAGCAGAAACAGGATTTAGTCTTGGTCGTTCCACAGAGATTACAAGAGATGAACTCAAGTTCACAAAGTTTGTACAAAGACTAAGAAAAAAGTTTACACCACTATTTACAGATGTTTTAAAAACACAACTTGTTTTGAAAGGTATCATTTCTATAGAGGAATGGCCTTCAATGAAACAACATATACAATATAACTTCTTGAAAGATGGACATTTTGCAGAACTCAAGAAGGCAGAGTTGATGGAAGATAAGATAAATCAACTTGGTAATATTGAGTCATATATTGGAACATTCTTCAGTAAAGAGTGGGTACAGAAAAATGTTTTAAATATGAATGATGCACAAATCAAAGAAATGCAAAACCAAATTAACAAAGAAGCTGGAACAGAGATTGAAGATGGTGGAATTGATATACCACCAGAATCAGATGGTATAACAAGATTACCAGCAGATGATGACAATGGAGGAAATAATGAGTAGTGAAGATTTTGTCAATCAATTACAACAAGGAAATAATTTAGGTGCTGAAGATGCGTTCAAGTCTGCAATGCAAGATAAAGTCGCAGATGCACTAGAAAACAAAAGAAGAGAAGTCGCAAATAATTTTGTGCAAAATAAAAAGGTAGAGGATGATGCCGAAGAAGTTTGATTCTTTTTACACACCTTTTGCAGAGAAAGATGAACATAAGAAATCAAAAATGTATAAAAAGTTATCTCCAAAGTTAAGAGATGCAGTTGATGATATATTCAAAAAAATGGATACTAAACCTTCGGATTTCCTAAATACTTTTGATAAAACTATAAAACAAGTATCAAAAAAATACAGAGTTCCAGAGAAAGAACTTATGGGTTATTTTGAAAAAGAAATGTTAACAATTTAAGGATAAAGAGATGGCTTTAAAATTAGTAAGACACGCTGGTACGATTACTGCATCAACTATGGGTGATGATGCTGCTCATGGTGTTGAATTAGGAAAACTTGTAAGAGGACACGCAGTTAGAGTAAGTGAATTTGCTGGAAATGATATTTTTATTAAGGTAACAAGTATAGATGCACAGACAGCAGTAACTGCAACTAACGGAATGTATTTAAAGGGAGGCACTACAATTACAGTAGTACCAGAGGGTGATAGACCAGCAATTACTGGTGATGATGGTAAGTTCTTTATAGTACAAAATACTGCAGCCAACGAGGGAGATAAAATATTGAACGAAGATGATAGTGGTGGTGCAATTATAATAAATGCAGCTGAAGAAGCATACTTTTTATCAGCGATAAATGAAACCGCTGGAAGTGATGCTGGAGTTCATGTAGAGATTGTAGCACTAGGTAATCCAATATAAAATCATAAGGATATAAAAATGAAACTTATTGCAGAACAGTTACAAGACGTTGAATTTATTAAAGAAGAAAAAGACAACGGAAAAAAAGATTACAAAGTAAAAGGTATCTTTATGCAGGCTGATATAAAGAACAGAAATGGTCGTGTCTATCCTATGGAAGTTCTTGAAAAAGAAGTCAAAAGATACAATGAGGAGTACATCAAAAATAATAGAGCATTTGGTGAACTCGGACACCCAGAGGGGCCAACTGTAAATTTAGATCGTGCATCACATATGATTACCAAATTAGAACCAGATGGTAAGAATATGATAGGTGAAGCAAAAATTATGGATACTCCTATGGGTAAAATAGTTAAAACTTTGATGGACGAGGGTGCAACTCTCGGTGTTTCATCAAGAGGTATGGGTAGTTTAGAACCTAAAAATGGTGCAAACTACGTTAAAAAAGATTTTTATCTCGCAACTGCAGCTGATATAGTTGCAGACCCCTCTGCTCCTAACGCATTTGTAGAAGGTATCTACGAAGGAAAAGAGTGGGTTTGGGATAATGGTTCTCTCATTGAGTCTGAATTACAGAGAATGAAGAGAAGAATAGACGAGAGAGTTCGGAAAAGACAAGCAAATGAGAACGCTTTGGAGTTTGCAAAGTATCTCAAAATGTTATAATTTATAAATAAAGTTAAAGAATTAATTAAGGAGAACCCCCATGGCGGATACAGAATTAGATAAAACCATTGAGGAATTAGAAGCAGAAGTGATGGCCGAATTAGAAGAAGGTATGCATGATGCTCCTAAGAAATCTGCTGTTCCAGCAGAACCAATGAAAAAAGCAAAGAATGGTGAGATGCAAGATACAGGAGCAGCTGTTACATCACCAACTCAAGGAGATGCCCCTGCGAAGAAAGTGGCTGGAGCCGCAAAGGAAGTCTCTGGTGACCCAGCACAAAAGGGAGAAGGGAAACCACAAAAAATGAGTAAACCAAAACCAGCAGGACAAAACAAGTCATTGGCTGCAGAAGGATATACAGACGAAGAAATTCGTGAACTATGTCACTCAAAAGATCACGATTGTGCAACAGTTGTTGAACATCCAGTATGGGGTAAAGGTAAACCAGTTCATGGTTCACACGCATTACCAACTGATGATGGATATGTAGAGTGGTATGACGTTCAATTCAAACATGGTATCGAAGAAAAAGTTATGGCAGAAGATATGAAGATTGTAGTATCAGAAGCACACCATGAAAATATGGATAAAGACCCAGAGGATATGACCAAGAAAGAACTTATGGATGCCATGAATGGTATGATGAAACAAATGAATAAAAAGAAAAAAGACGACATGGTAGGTATGGTCAACGCAATGTATCAAAAAATGGGTGGTCATCTTCCAACTGAAGGCGCTCACGAAGATGAGGATGATGAAGAAGAAAAGAAGATGAAGAAAGAAGCAGTCGAAAGAAGAATTAAAGAAGTAGACGTTTCTGACCATGTTGATGCCCTTATGAATGGAGAGGGTGATTTATCAGAAGAGTTCAAGAGAAAAGCTGCAACAGTATTTGAAGCTGCAGTAAAATCAAAAATTCGTGACGAAGTTGCAAGACTAGAGGACGAATATAAATCAGAATTAGATGAGTCTATAAAAACAACCAAAGAAGAGTTAAGTGAAAAAGTTGATACTTATCTTAACTATGTGGTTGAAGAATGGATGAAGGAAAATGAGCTCGCAATCGAAAGAGGACTTAAAGGAGAGATTGCAGAAGATTTCATTTCTGGGTTGAAGACACTATTTGAAGATCATTATGTGGATATTCCAGATGAGAAATATGATGTATTAGAAGCTCAATCAGAAAAGATTACCGAACTAGAGAAGAAATTAAATGAGGAAATGGGAAAAGTGATAGACCTTAAAAACTCAAACTCAACTTTAGTTAGGGAGCAAGTTATATCTGAAACAACCACAGATTTAACTGACACAGAAATTGAAAAGTTTAAGTCTTTAACAGAAGATGTAGAGTTTACAGATGGTGAGTCTTTCAGAGAAAAGTTAGATACTTTGAAAGAGTCTTATTTTCCAAAAACTAAACCAGTAGAGACTAAAACTGTTAATGATGTGGAAACTGGTACTGCACAGGATATTGATACAACCGACTCGATGGCGTCATATATGAAGGCCATTGGTAAGTTGGACAAGTAGTGCAAGACAAAAAAATTATAAATAGTAGATAAAATATAGAAGGAGAGACTAATGTTTCAAACAGAACATCTACAAGAGAAGTGGTCGCCAGTCCTTGCACATCCAGATTTACCAAAAATCGAGGATTCATACAAAAGGGCAGTAACTACTTTAATTCTTGAAAATCAAGAAAAGGCACTAAGAGAAGATAGAGCATTTCTCTCAGAGGCCGCACCAACTAACTCAACAGGAACTGCAATAGATAATTGGGATCCGATTTTGATCTCACTTGTTAGAAGGTCAATGCCTAATCTTATCGCATATGATATTTGTGGTGTTCAACCTATGACAGGCCCAACTGGTCTTATCTTTGCAATGAGATCAAGGTTCAGTTCACAAACTGGTAAGGAAGCACTTGCTGACGAATCACAACAAGATTTCTCAAACCAGAACGCAGCTGGTACAACTGGTGGTGGAGATATTACTGATACTGCAACTAACCCTGCTGTATTAAATGATAGTCCATCTGCTGGAACATACGAAACTGCAACAGGTATGACAACTGCACAGGGTGAAGCATTAGGTGATAACTCATCAACTAACGTATTCGCAGAAATGGCGTTCTCAATCGAGAAACATACTGTTACTGCTGTAACTCGTGCATTAAAGGCTGAGTATTCAATGGAACTCGCACAAGACCTTAAAGCAATTCATGGTCTAGATGCAGAAACAGAACTTGCGAATATTCTATCTGCTGAAATACTTGCAGAAATAAACAGAGAAGTTGTAAGAAACATCTATGTATCTGCTGTTAAGGGCGCACAAGTAAATACTACAACTGCTGGTATTTTTGACCTAGACACAGACTCAAACGGAAGATGGTCAGTTGAGAAATTCAAAGGACTAATGTTCTCACTAGAGAGAGATGCAAACGCAATCGGTCAACAAACTCGTAGAGGTAAGGGTAATATGGTACTTTGTTCTGCTGATGTCGCATCTGCACTTCAAATGGCTGGAGTATTAGATTACGCACCTGCTTTAAACAACAACCTAAACGTAGACGACACAACAACTACTTTTGCTGGTGTATTAAACGGAAGATATAGAGTGTATATCGACCCATATGCTGCTAACGTAGCTGCAAGTCAGTACTATGTCGTAGGATACAAGGGTTCTTCACCATATGACGCTGGTATGTTCTACTGCCCATACGTTCCATTACAAATGGTTCGTGCAGTTGGTGAACATACATTCCAACCAAAGATTGGATTTAAGACAAGATATGGTATTGCAGCTAACCCATTCCACACAGGAACAGTCGCTGCCAGTGCTGAAGGTGCAATCTCAATTACTGCGAACACCAACAAGTACTACAGAAGAGTTAAAGTTACAAACCTTATGTAATAATAAGAAACTTAACGAAACTAGAGAGGGGTTTTATAACCCCTCTTTTTTTTGATATAAATAATAGTATGAGTTCAATCACAAGACAACCAACACAACTAGACTATGCAAGTCCAACGCAGTTTAAGTTTGGAATTGCACAGTTACCTAAAGTTGAGTTTTTTACTACAGCTGCAAATCTACCTGGCATCACTATGGTGGACTCAATATTTCCTACACCATTCAAAGATGTTCCAGTTATGGGTGAAAAATTAACTTACGAAAATTTAGAGATAACATTTATCGTAGATGAGTTTTTAGAGAACTATAAAGAATTACATAATTGGATGGTAGGTATTGCATTTCCAAAGAGTAGAGAACAGTTTTCAGATTTTAGGTCTACAGTATCAAAAACACCATCTGCAACGCAAGGTGCAAGTCGAGATATTGGTGATGTGCAACCAGCAACACCAGTAAGACCTATGTTTGGTGATGCAACTCTGACAATACTTACAAACAAAAACAATCCTATAGTAGAGGTTAGATTTCAAGATGTCTACCCAGCATCACTCAGTTCATTAACTTATGACCAAAACGCAACTGATGTTACATATTTAACTGCAACTGTGACATTTGATTATAAAATATATGAAATAGTGACATTATAAAATGGAGAATAAAAAATGTGGATACCGATAGTAGTAATTTTATGGCAATTAGGGCCTGCACAAGTTTGGTTAAACTTCCCTCAACCTACATTTCCTTTTGAATCTTTAGAGGTTTGTGAAATGTTCACAAATAAGGTTAGAGAAAACATAATGATGAACCCCATATATATAGATGGGTGGAGTGCTTGTGTTGAAGTACCAGACAAAAAATTAAATATGTATGAAAATGAAGAAGAGGAAAACGTAGAAAAAATTCCTCTATAATATGGAGTTGTTATGACACTTGATGAATTGAAACTTCAAGTCGAAAAAGATTTGAAAATAGATGATGAAAGATTAGACACAGAGTCTTATAAGAACCAAGAACTTTATGCAAAGTATCTTGACCACAAAACAAACTTTGACTTTTTACTTTATAAAGCAAAAGGTGATTACAAAGTTTTATATAAAGAAAAATGGGAATACTATGGTGGTAAAGCTGATGCAAAAATTTATGTTACCAAACCATTTGATTTGAAAGTTCTTAAAACAGACCTACATATCTATATCGAGTCAGATGAAGATATAATTAAATCAGAACATAAAATCGCATACCTTGAAA